TGTCTGCCTTAACCTGCGCCGCGCGATTGATCCATCGGAACGCCGGACGCTGCCAGCGAACCGCGAAAGGGTTAGCCGCTAAGGATACGTCGATCTTCTCGCTAGCGATCTTCTGGGAGAGCCAGCGGCGGTAGAGCCGACTCATGATACGGATAAGATCCGTCTGATAGCTCTCGACTGTTTGCTGATACTGGAGGACGACGCCTTGAGATGCAGAGAAGGAGCTGCCGCCGATCTCCATAAGTAAGAACTCTAGAGGAATGCCGACCGCGCTTCCGACCTTGCGTAGCAGATAGGAGACCCACTGGATCCCGTCTACGTTCGGACGTCCGTTCGCGCCGATGACGCTGATGTCTTCGCCCGGCTCTAAGTAGTGAAAGCGTCCGGGCTGGAACTCTTCTAGATTGCCCAGAGCGTCCTGCTCGCTTCCGTCTAGTCGATTCTGTAGCTCGAACTCGTAGGAGTTCTCGCGCTTAACTGCGACCGCCAGAGATGCGCTGACTTTAGCCGCCATCATCTCGACGCGATCATACTCGTCGCAGTCCTGTAAAGTGTTAATTACTGACGATAGCTCTGGAACGCCTCTGTATTGGTTAGGACGGACGCGACGTAGGAAAGGGATAAAGTCCCTAGCCGGTATGACCTGCGTGTCTTTTAGACTACCTGCGACGCGATTACCGACGACGTAGGCGACAGGCTTACCGATCTTGTCGATCTCTACCCCGTTCTGAAATTCTGATTGTTCGTTCGATGTAAACGCTCCGCTAGGATTTCCGATACGAGATCCGTCCACGAATTGAACTTGATCCTTGCCTACGATCAGACCGCAGTCGCCGTAGAATAGGAGCGAGTCGATCATCTGCTGCTGCATCTCGCGCATGTCCATCATGCCTGTGGCTTCTGGAGACTCTGCGAACTTGTTCCAGCATTCGAGAATATGAGCGTCTGTGTCGTCGTTTCCTGTCGATGGTTGCGGGATGATTCCCCTGCCTACGATGTCTGCCTTGCGAAGTCTAGACAGCGAGGCGACTACAGGATTGTTCCTGCGGAACTCTAAGCATGTCGAGATCATGCGATCTCTGTCGTATTCGTTAAGCTCGACCTCTTCGGATCTCACCGGAAGGTTGCCTCGCTTTGCTCTGTATCGAGTATTGCGAACTGCGTCGTAGCCTTGAAAGGCTCTGACAAATTGCTTGAAGGCGAATGAGACTCTGCTCGGTTTTTTCGTTTTTTTATCCATTAAAATTCTGAAGCGTGATTCGATTGCGACCTCGACCTCCGAGAGTCTTATCCTTCAGAGCGATGAGCCGGTCTAGCTTCTCGACCTGTGTGATCAGACTGCCGACGTCTGCTAGGGAGAAAGTCTGATCTCCGATGCTGTAGGAAGTGACTCCTTCCTCTGCGAGTTTTAAGATCGCAGTCAAGAGCTTGTCTCGTATCGCGATCAGTTGAGCTGTAGTAGTAGTAGACGCCATCGTCAAAGGCTCCTATGTCAATATACGAAAAAGCCTCCCTGCTTTCGCGGAGAGGCTTTGGAGTGTGGAGTGCTAAAGCTCTAGCATCTCTCTAGGTCGCTAGGCTTAACTTTGAAAAAGCCGAGACCTCCGGAGCGATCCCAGCAGTTGTAGTAGATCTCCCCAGTTTTGTAGTTCTTCATCATCGTAGCCTTGACGATTTCTCCCGCCTCGATGGTTCCGGATGGGAGAGCGATAGTGTTGAGTAGTTTGTAGTTCATAGTCGTGTTTTATTTTTAGGTGATGCCTCGCCTCCGAAGAGGCTAAGGCTTGTTAGTTAAAAGTCTGCTATCCGATGTTCGCGATGAGTTTGACGATTGCCTTGTGAGGACATTCTGACTGGAAAGACATTGTGTGATTGTAGAAGTCGTCATCTAGCACAGTCCAATTTTCTTCTTTGATGAACTTAAAGGCTGTGTGAGATACGCCTCCTTCAGTAGTGTAAGTGAGTGACTCTGCATCGTAGTCGCTTCCGTCATTAGTAGGATCGAGCTTGTGAGTGATAGTCATGTCTAGATCATACTCTTCGCAGACAAGACGAGTGTCGTTAGCTTTGAAGTCTACGCTCTCGCCAGACCAGTTTGATTTAAGTGTTGAGTAGTTTGTGAGTTTCATAGTCGTGTTTTTTATTAGGTTATTCGAGGCGTGAATCGCTCCGATATGAAAGATAAAGTAGGATGAATTTGATCGAGTCAATACCTTATTCACTTATTTTTCACTATACTTTAGAGACGCTTACCTCCGGAAGTTTGTGGCTGTTTCTTTGCACGTCGGCATCGATCGTATAATGCTCGGCATACTTGTTGAGGAAAGCGTCGAGCCAATCGGCATTGTCTGCGTAGCGGACGAACTTGACCTTGATGCTGTCGTCGCACTTCGCGACCATCTTGAAGGTATACTTGAAATCGCAGAAGCTCTTTTCGTGTTTGTTGTAGACGCGAGTAGTGAAGGTAGCCTTCTTCTTTTCGAGCTTCGCTAGGCTCTTCGCTAGGCTGTCCGCTACGATCTTGCGACCTCTTACGAGAGCGTCTGCACAGTCTACGTCTTGGAGTGTCTCCTCGACTACGTAGATGCTCTCGATGCGATGTCTGCGATTCGCGCTCATCCAGTCTTCGATCTTGCCGTTCTTTACGGCGAAGATGTGATCTCTTGTAAGAACCGCGACCGTGTTATTTTTGAGGAACTTCCGTGCGCCCTTCATGAACTGGCAAACTGTTTTGCCATTGTAAGAATCTAGACCGCTCTTGTTGAACTTGAAAAACTTGCTGTAGACCGAATCGTAGATTCTTCTCTGGCATCCTTGATTCAGTTTGCGACCTGCGTCTGCCATAACAGCTTGAGCGTCCTCGAACTTGATGCCTGCGATAACGGCGAGAGTTACTACTGTGCAGGCGTTGTCGTCGTTTTTGTAGGCGTCGCTTTTTTTGATAGTGTCGTGATTCATGAGTCGTGTTTTTAGGTTTTTTCTAGGCGTTAATCGCTTCGATATGAAAGATAGAAAACTAAAAAGATCGTCGAGTCAATACCTTATTCACTTTTTTTTCACTTATATTTAGGCACGAAAAAGCCCCGCTCAGACACGACTCCGAGCGAGGCTTAACCTATTATTTGTTACACGTTATGACACAAAATTTTTTAGAGTTCAAAGATGCCGACGAGATTGTCGAAAGAGTTATCGCAGAACAGCGCATCTTCGAGCTTGTTCTCGAATGACTTGCTCTTCGCGTTGAAGACCTTGAAGTCGCTCGATACTGCGAAGCGGCGAGTCTCGCTTTGGAGATAGCGGACGATGTCCTCGATGCGTCTGACAGTCGCGACGTAGACATGATCTGAGTAGTGAATAGAGACGGTAGCGTAAGTAGTGTTTTTCATAGTAGTGTTTTTTAGGTTAGATGATTATCTTACAAGCAGGTCTTGTAGTTTTTTAGTTTCGTCACACAGCTCTTTGTATGAACACTTCTTGTCCCATATCAATACGGGATTGGTGAAGCCATCGCCGATCGGCTTCTGATTTCGATAATCGTATATTTTACCCGTTCCGGATATTGGAGCATACATGCCTATTATCTTTGTTTCTTTGCGAATGTTTTTTTGTAGTTTCATGATCGTGTTTTTTTAGGTGATTAAAAATTAGAGTGTAGGATGCTCTGCCCCGTGAGAATTTTCTTAGCCCTCGTAGTCTTCGACAGATGGGAGAGTGTCGCGATACTGAATCAAGTCAGCGATGATGTCGTCGAGAACTTCGCGACTGTGCTGGCAACGATCGCAGAATTTCAAGTTGCCTTGAACGAGACTATTGATCTCGTCTTTGATTTCGTGATGGCTAGGCTTTGCGGCTTTAGTTTGAGTAGTCATTGTCGTGTATATTTTTTAGGTTTTTTCTAGGCGTTAATCGCTTCGATAGAACAGAGTAAGTAGGACAAATTTGAGCGAGTCAATAGTATATTCACTTTTTTTTCACTTTTTTTTATACCTACCAAAAGCCTGTAGAACTGCGGCTTCGCGTCGATGCGTCGCGCTTTCTGGGAGGACGCTCGTCAAACATTGTCGGCATATCTCCTCGATCGATTCGAGCTATGCCGATAAACTTGGACAGAGCGCGAGCGAGGATCTCGCAGTCCCATAAGTGATCTCCCTTGCTGCGCTTCAACTTCTTCACGACTTTAATGTGACCGCTTCGATCTGTCTCCTTCGTCCAGTAAGTCGCGAAGAGCTGATCGTAGTAGACCGACGGAGTGTCTGTGAAAGTGTGGAAGCCGGAGAGCTGCCGAGAGCGCAGCCGAGAAAGCTCCTCCTCGTAGATGCTCTTGTTCACGTGAAGGTATCGAATCTTAGATCGACCGCCTCGACCTTTCGTGTCTCCGGTAAATGGATCCTTCATCTGCAGTCGATAGGGTTGCTCGCCTTGCAGGTTCTTCCAGCCGCGAGATCCGAACCATTTAGAGCGACGCCGGAAGACCTCCTCGTAGATCTCGGAAGTTCTATCTCCGGCGCAGTCGATGATGGCTGCGTGAGCTTTATGCTGATCGTAGATGAGATCTAACTCGGAGAACGAAGCGACTTGACCGCAGTCGATTAGATAGCTCGTCCCGTCTCGGTCGAAGCCGCGAACGACGAACCAGAAAGAGTCTGTCTGCGTATCGACGCCCATGACTCGATACTCACCTCGAAGGTCGCCGCGCTCGTAGTCGAGTTCGAGTTCGTTTGCATCTGCCTGCTCTTGGTTCGCCCAGTCATCTTTCCACGGCTCTGCCAAGTTACCTTGAACGAACTTGCGGAGACCGTGCATCGATGAGCTTACCTGTAGCCAGTTAATGATGAGCGCGGAGAAAGTCATCGCCGGAGCGTAGAGAGAGTTAAGATGATAGCTTCGATGATTCGCGGGAGCGTTAGGATTCTGAGATCTCCACTCTCCGCTCTTAATCATAGTAGGCTTATG